CATGCGATCGCCAAGAGTTGCAGCCTGTGTAAGGTTACCGAAGTAAGCAAACACCTGGCTGTTAGCATCTGCTGATGGCATCACGTCGACGAACTCGACAGGATAACCGAAGAGGCGCTGACCGAATGAGCCAGCAAGTTCTGCTGCTGTTGAACCGCCCTGTGCGTATGCGAGGCGCTCGGCTGTCTCACCGAAAGCTACCTTGTTGAAATACCACTTGGCACCCGTGAGTGCGTATGTTGGAACCTTACGCATACCAGCGATGAGGTTGCCCATTGTAACTTCAGCGAAGGTGTTGCCAGCACATACCTGTGCTGATCCGAGGTAGCCCTTGTGTGTGTCGTTTGTCCATGTTCCGCCACCATCCTCGAGAACCTTGCGGAGCTTGCCAGCAAGACCGAGAACACCGCCGTATGTTGACGTGCCGTCACCCAAGAAACCAGCTTCGTCTTCCTTCTTTGCGAACTGGCGAGCTACCGATTCAGCAAAGCGAAGGCCAAGATTCTGTGTGCTGTTCATTACAAGTTCTTCTGAAAGAACTGCAAGGGCATACATCTTCTTTGCGTTCAACGTCACTGCATCAAATGACATGTCAGATGATGACAATGTACCTGTCTCTGATCCCCAGTATGCCGTCACGTCATCGCCTGTGCGGAAGATGCGGATCGACTCGGAGCCCATAGGCTCAACACGCGTGTTGCGGCGGAATGATCCGTATGTGTCCTTCAGGTTAACGATGAGGCTTGATGTCTCCGTTGGAACGAAGATACCGCCTGTAGCGTCGTTACCTTGTGTGTGTGTCTTATAATCAAGGCCAGTAACTTCTGTGTACTTCTGGCGTGCTGTCTCGTTAGAAAGACCACCAACAAACAAGCCTGTTACGTAAGCTTTGTACTCAGCATCTGGCATGTTGGCCTTTGCTGATGATTCGCCGACCTTGATGTCGTTTGACTTTGGCAGCTTGTTCACTGCTGTCTTCACTTCCGTCTGGCGTTGTGCGTTCTTGGCCTTGATAGCTTCGAACGACTTTACTTCGTTAGCCTGCTCATTGAGCGCGTCAATTTCAGCGTTCAGTGTCTGTGCAGACTTTACTTCGTCCATCGTTGGCTCTGTCTTAGCAAGGAGCGTTTCGAGCTCGCTAGACTTCGCGCTGATGGCGTCGTTGATCTGTTGCAAATTCATGATTGTTTCCTCTTGTTTACTAATGCCCGCAATGCTTCCATTTCCATGGCAGCCTTTGCAGATACTGGTTGTGCCGCGTCAATAAGCATCTTGATATTGCCTACTGCAGCGGTCAGTGTGTCCATCAATTCGGTCAGGCGTGCCACGTTTGCCGACGAAAGCGTGCGCCCTTCCTTTTGCCTAATCTCTGCGCGTTCGTTCAGCCTTGTGATGATACGGCCGACGTCAGCTCCAACGTCTTCCAAGTCATCGTTAAGTCCCTTAGCGCTAATAAGTGCCGTTTGTGAGTTAGCACCGAACAGCACTGGTGACCACTCATAGAGTTTCCCCTTAACTAGTTCACGTGCTCCGTCCTGTGCAAATGTTTCCTCGACTACTGAATAACCGATCGAGAACTCGTCGATAATACCTTCCTTGATGTCGGAATAGGTCTCGCGGCCTCGCTGTGTATTCATGTTGAATTGGCCCCTGATGTACAGGCCACCGAGGTCTTTTAAGCTATCGGGCAGCATGGCGTCGCCTGGCATCAGCTCACGTGCTTCTAATGTCTTGGCCACTGGTGTTTTCCAGTCGTGAGCCCAGACGCCCTTTGGCAGTTTGGTCTTCAGCGAATCGTCGAAGAAACCATACTTAACACGGTCGCCGTAGCTGTCGACGTTATTAAACACGGAGACAATGGCCTCGATTACGCCACTGTCACCCTCTGCCTTAGCTTGAAATTCAAAAGTCTTACGTTCAATTTTCATGGTGTGTTCCCCATACCATACGAATTTGGGTTATGCTGTTGTTTAATTATCCACAAGTTAGAGTTGCCTTGCACGTGTGAAACATCGGCAGTTGACGGAGTTGGATGCTGACAAGCCCTCGCCTGCAGGATACGAGGTGCGTTCGCCACCTACTGTGAACTTGCCCTCGGCATCTTCTAATTGGTCATGCGCTGCAGCGTGTGCACTACGTGCCCCTGACAAAGCCACCCACGACCGTCTGATACCGCCCAGCTCATCCCAGACGGATTTCTGCACAGTGCCTGTTGTGGCTGTGGCTGTAGTGCGAGCGATGGCATTAGCACGTGATACCTTCAGGTCGGAAAACTTCTCCTTCAAAAGCCTTGCCAGTTCCTCCTCACCAACGCCTGCATTCTGTCGTAGTAGAGTCTGGATGTCGGTTCTGATGGTTCCTACGGAGTCCGCTATCTTATTGGCGCTCTCTGTTATACCAGCCTCACGGCCGCGTGTGAACTCACCCTCAGCGTCGACCTCTTCCTGTGCTAATGCCAGCACGATCTCAGTGAGCTCGGTACGGCTGTCCTCGGTGCCGTCAACGAAATTCTTTTCCCACACATCGAGGCTGAATTGGTCGTCTATCTTGGTCTCGATGCGGAGTGACTTAACGTCAGCGGTGATGCTGTCGTACAAATCATCCAACACACGCCCCCACTCCTTAGCGATCTTCTCGGATTGTTTGTTCAACAGGTCGTCGTAGGCTTTGGCGTAGACTTGCGAGTCGGGATGGTGCAGCCATGCTTTTGTTTCGGGGCCTATGGTAACGCTGTAGTTTTTTTGAAAGTATTTGTCGGAAGACACGCCACCTCCGAGGCTTAGTGTCTCCGGTGAATCGTCGACGTCTGAATCATCGTCTACGTTGCTGTCATTGTCTGTAGATACCGCTTCCATGGCGATGGTCTCACCAGCGAGAGCCTGCACTGTGGAGAGGTCAAAACCAAGTTGCACGCCATACTCTGGGATAGCTAGCTGTGCGTTGATCTGGTCAGCGATCATGTTCCAGAAGGGAACACGCACCATGTTCGTGAAATCCTTACTTGCCTGTTCAAAATTGCTGTAGGTGGCTGAAGACAGCCCCATATGCGTCCCTGCAATAATCGGGTGCACCTTGTAAGCACCACAGATGCGCGTCTCGTATTGACCGAATGTGTCACTTAGTCCCAATTCGTTCCAGTCGAGGGCAAGGCGCTTGACGTCTCTAACACCCCAGACAATACCCACGCTACCACGACGTTCGCCTCCGTACTTGCGAGAAAAAGATTTTTGTGCAAGTGAAGCCTGTTCGCTGCTGAGTTCCTCATCGTACACTAGCAACGTCTTCGGCATGGCATCGTTCTTGTGGATGTTAAACACCGTCGACGTTGCCTCATTATACCCCTCGATAGACTGCGCTGCTAACTCCACAGGGCTGCCACCACCAAGTGTTTTCTCGGGATCGTACCAGAAGCCCTGAATGTGAACGACGTCTTCCTTGCGAACTGTATAGGCAACCTGTCCGTCATAGTATAGATAGTGGCTTACGTCACCGTAACCATCGTTAACAGGGGCAAAGTTCTTATCTGAATACCAGCGCATGCCGATGATAGCACCCGAGGCGTTGCGTAGCTTGTAACCATAGGCGTTGCCACCGATGCATAGGATCGTCATGATCTCGCCAAACGTGACACGCCACTGGTTACGTGTTAGCATCCCCACGATAGGGCTTTCGAAGTCGTAACCGTTCGGAGTGATCACACCGATCTGTGCTTCCGGCATCATCAGCGAATACGTCAGAGTGCATGCCACAGCCACAGGGTTCGCCTTCCACATCTGGTAAGCACCACGCCAGTTGACGATAGGTGTGAAGTTATGTTTGTTCCACAACTCCGTAACTGGAATCGGTAGGTCGTTCTGTGCGACCTCACCAGTAGGGGAGATGAAAGCCTTGATTTGTTGAATTAGTCCCATTGTTCTAGTCCGTTATAGAAAAACAACCCCAGCGCCTTGCGACTTAACAGCCGCCATCTCAGCATATACGAGAGCGTCCACCATGTCGTCATGGTTACCCTCTGGAAAAGAAAGTAGTTCTTGTTCGAATGAAGGCTCCAGCCCCCGTACGTGTGTAACCAGTAGCTGCTCATACCTTGCCAGCAAAGCGTGAAAACGTGTTACCTTGTCACGGTCTGGTTTGACAGCCTTGACAGGTAGGGATGTCTTGCGGAGAAGTTCCTGCACTACTGCCACCTGATACTGGACTGCCTCGATGTTGATGCGCGATGGGTTCCACTTGGCAGCCAGGCTTTGTACGCCTTGGACGACTTCGTGAAACCCCACCTTGCCCCTCCACATGTCCAGCACGTACCTACGCCCCGAGTCCTTGTCGTAGCCAACTACGGCGATGGCGGTATAGTCAGCGGTATCGGATTTTGAGATCGCCAAATCAACACCCATCCCGATCTTCAGATCTCTAGGCACCTGGTCGCTGTTGACGTACGTGATCATCTCACGTTTAACCAGAGCACCCTGCACGTCTACAAACTCTGCGAGGTATTCCTGGTTAAACACGACTGTAGGGAGTTCGCGTTGTGCAGCGTCTATCTCATCCTGTGCGATGTAGGGATTTACGCTTGTAGGCATACGGAAGCTTGCATACGTCTCGTCCAGCCGTGCACGTTCGTACATCGCATGGAAGTCATTGCGTCCCTTAGGCGTGCTGAAGAAATACCCGTCCCCCTTGTAATCCGTTAACGTCGGCCGGATCGCCTCATTCCATGCGTCCATGAAGTTCTTAACCATCGCCACCTCATCGTTCACCACACGGGCATACTTACGGCCCCGCACGCTGTCGAAGGCGTCTAATGACCAGCAGTCGATGATACCACCCGTCTCAATAGTCAGCCGCTTCTCTTGTTCACTTACACCCGTGATTATAGGATGCAGGGTTGTCTTGAGTGCCTTCCAAACATCAGATAGCATCTTGTACGTCGGTGCAAAGTATGCCGCTGGTTTGCCCATGATAGCCGACTCAATAAGCAGGGCTTCCGCCATCACGGTCTTGCCAAACCTACGACCACAGGCGACCGTGTTGAATCGCCTCCGGTTACGGAAGATTAGCTTCTGGCCGTCGTGTAATTGGGCGTCGATGGTAATCACAACGAAGCGTCCTTCGGGCCTATGGCGATAATCTCTGCATCCTCGATGTGTTTGGGTTCCTCATGTGTGGGGGCGAGCACTATCCTGATGTCTGTCTTGCCTGATACCTCCGTAGCTGCCTTGTCCGTCTGTGCTAGGTGCTGTTTGCCCAGCCAGATCAACATCGTATTATCCCCTGACAGCGCCTTGTCGATCTGTGTCTGTGCCAGCTGGAACCTGACGTCATTGCGTTCGTTCTCTATCATGAGGGCATAGTCAGCCTTCAACTCGCTTACCGGCACGTCACGGTTCAACAGAACCGAGCACCACCGTGACAGGGCAGTCCACCCCATCATGGCGCGTGCACGACGTTTCAGTTCGGCCTCTTGTGAAGGTGTTAGGTTCATTCAGCTATTAAGTTATACTTAATAGTTGGTCACTTATCCACAACATCACAAGCCCCTCATAAGGCTGGCATAGTTGATTTGTTGTATGTCGTTAACGACCGACCGCACGTCGCTGTACATCAGGTAGGCATCCTCGATGCTGGCGATGCCGTGCAAGACCGTAGCATGGTGCTTTTGGCTGTGCTTGGCAATCGAGGTTAGCGTCCACCCGTAGTGTTTGCTCAGGATATACCACGTGATAGAACGCGCACGTACGACGTCAGCACGTCGTGTGGCGCTGAACGCCTCCTCAAGTGTCACACCGCAAAGTGTGCATACGTCCGATAAGATCAACTCGTATAACATAAAAACCCCTAATTCTTTTTGACGAACTCGATGGCATCGTCGACAGATCTGACGATCCCATAGGGTACGCCATAGCGCAGGCAGCAGTCCGAGAACCTATCCTGTGAATCTGACTTACGACCGCGTGCGGCTTTGACTTCTAACATCCACGCCTTGCCATCACGATAGACAGCCAGGTCAGCATGGCCCGATGTGGCGTTGATGTTCACCACGCGGTACGATGATAGCCGTGTCCCGTGTTCCAGCTGTTGTGTGCTGCTGTTCACCCGCACCACCATATACCCGATAAGGCATAATTGGTCTGCTATGGCCTTCTGTATTACCCGTTCGGGTATAATCC